GAAGATAAGCCGCCGGAAGAATTACCATATGGGATCTGTGTATCAGTAAATCCAGTTAGTGAACTGCCTGTCAAAGCTTCCCACGAAGTAGAAGTATTAAAAGAACCATCCCCTATTTGGCTTAAATATTTGCGAGTAGTTGAAGCATTACCAGCTAAAATAGTTAGCGCATTAATGCCACTACCCACAAGGGTGCTTCCTTTAGAGTACCCACCAAGCTGCCCTGTCCCGCCATACAATTCATCCAGTGCTGTGGTATTAAGTACCAATGTACCTATATTCCCATTAACTGCCGTTATACCGCCGGTGTCTACTGAGGTATTAATAAGGTCATAAAGGCTTAATGTACCTGCGGAAAATGCTAAACCATTCTGATATGTAGTCACGCTTGCCAGCACCTTTGAACCATTTGCATAAATGAGGCTATTAGCTGTTACACTTGAAATAGTTACCGAAGATGTGGATGCAGAGCCAGTACTAACAGAGTCAGGGGTTATATTACCTAAACCAATAGTATTAGTAGATAAAGTTACACCATCAGATAATGTTAACGAAGATAAGGTTTTACTTGAACTAAATCCAGCTATAGTGTCTGCCGTCTGATTGTTAAAATTATGATTGCCGTACCAAGTTACATTTGCTGTATTAGCTGCACCAAGTATACCAACATCCGTACCATTTGCAGATTCTAATATTAAACCATCTGTTGCATCAGCTTTAACTGAGTGGGTTATTAGAGAATGCGTACCTATATTAACATCCCCTGTTGCTCCTGTATAAGGAACAAAGCCTGAGCTGTCATATGTTAATGACAGTTGCGGTGTAGTTGTTGAGTTAGTAACTGTGCCAGTAAAACCATTACCATCAAGGAAAGAGAAGGCAGTTACAGAGCCGCCGCCAGCGGTGGCAGTAACAATAGGATTAGCTGGATCGGTAGAATCTACGCTTATATTCGAACCTGCCACAATAGTATGAACTAAATTATCAGTAGCCTTACTAACAGCAGCATCAACATACATTCTAGATGTTCCACCGCCACCTGAACTGCGTCCATCTCGCCCTTGCACATGTCCGGCATTTTCAACTTTGCCATCAGAATATTTAATAATTAAGTCGCCACGATTGTCCACATTAGCAGAATTAATAGAAATACCATCTTCACCATCCTCACCATCCTTAGCTTTTATAGGAACTTCTTTTATAATTTCTTTTATAATTTCGGTTTTTATAATTGGCTGTTCTTTTATTACCTCGTGCACAACTTCGTTAATTATCGTGTCGCCACTCTCCCCCTTTAGACTATTGAGAAAATCTTTTTCAGTGCCTACATTACCTTGCGATAGCCATATTTCGTACGCGGAGAGGCCGTTCTTGCCATCAATAGGCTTGGCTAGCTCTTTTTTTGTTTTTAAGAATTGCTTTACTTTCATTGCACGCTCGATGGTTTAATTAAAAACTTCTGGTTATTTTCTTTTTCCACCCGTCTTTCCATTCTTCTCAAATAACCAGGATTAAGGGCTTCTTGAAGCTGGTAAATAAACATGTAATTTAATGCAGGACGTAAATATATAAGATTAGCTCCAGGCGCATTATTAAGTAATAGGTTTAATCCTTTTGCCGCTGTATCGTCTCCATTCTTTGCAGCTGCATATAATCTTGCTATATCGTTTAACGTTGAAAATGTAGCGCCTGCAAGGGTTGTGGTTAGATCATTACCAAACCGGCTATACTCACCTAACGCAAAATCTCCTAATATACCAGCACCACCGCCCTGTAAAAATGCGGCCTTCCATGTATTGACGTTATCTAACGGGCGCGGCTCTCTACCTTTTGCCAGATCTTTACCAGACATTGCGACATACCCAAATAAAGTTGTCATAATTGCTGTTTGCACTAGCGCTGGAACGTCAGCTTTGCCTTTGCCATATAATGCCCTGCCATATACTTTAGAAATCATAGTAACCGGAAAAGATTTAAACTGCGTAAAAATACGGAATAATTCACCTTCCACTGTACCCCGCTTTAAACCTTGCGTAAGTACCGCCCTTTCTCTTGCGTCCGGTGTTAATGTTGCTGCGTCTGATATATCTATAAAATAAGCCCTTAGCTTATCTTCTATAATATCTTTTTGTTTTTCACTTAAACCTTCCGCATCTCTTATTGTGTCGGGAGTGATATACTCCCTATCATCTACTTGCTTGGTTGCCGTCTTGCGTATAACATCCCATTCTTTTTCGGTGATGCCAAAATTATCAAAGCTTCTTTTGGTATCAGCATCTAACTTATTAAACGACACATCTTTAAACGTAGCAAGCCTATGGCTCATCGCCATACCTGTCCCGCGCTTATGAGCATCAGTCCACCACTGCAAACCGTTCAACTTAAAGAATAGTCTTTGCAGGCTTGCCATAGAGCCGGGCAGGTCGTCACTTGCACTCCATCTTGAGGCTATAGAGCCAACCATGCCATCCATACCAACACCAAGTAAAGCACCTAATTGTTTCTTTTCTGAACCGCTAACCCTTATGTCGCTTAATGATATTCCATAACTCTCTAAAACACCAAAACCCCTAAATTGCAATTCAGCAGCTTTATTTGGTATATCGGTTAAAGATGATATAAGCACACCACCAAGCTTAGAAAGTGTTTGTATAGCCCTTAAAACTGCACCAACCTGTGCCATTGATGGCGATTCCGGGATCATTGTTGAGCCGTCAACTTCGTTGTAGAAATTTCTGATAGCCCTGTCGTTTATTACGTCTTTTATTTTAGATGCGTCACTACGATATTTCTTTTTTGTGTCATCAAACACTTTCTCAAACATGGCTCTAGGATTTGTGCCAAACGTCTCCATTAGAGCAATATTGCGTGATGAATGCTCTATATTTTGCATTACACCTTCCATGAAGTCACGCTTGCCAAATTCATTACGGTATTGGATTGAGCTTTCTGCATCTTTAAAATGCAGTACACGTGCGCGGCTTACTTTTTTCGCTAGATTCGCCGCGCCTTTGAATTCAAATAATTTTTCGTCTTGTATTGTTTTTCTACTTATTCCAGTAGTTAACACTTCATAAGCACTACTAAGAAACTCCTCTGCATCCGCGCCTTTGAATGTTCTTTCTTTATCTAGTAAAGGTATAATCTTATCACGCCATGCAGTATAACCTTGCTTCCTCATTTCCACCCGGTCATGTGATTGTGTGGCAGTAAAACTTTCTAATTTATCAATAGAAGCTCCTGCGCGATTCTGGCGCAATCTTAACGCTTCATTGTATTTATGTATAATCTTAGCAATCTGTAGAGCTTCTTTGGATTTAGTTACCCCAGCATTTCCAGTTCCTAGTGCGTATAGTTCTTTTTCAATTTCTGGCTGTAATGCTTTTTGATTAACTATAGCAAGTAGATCGTTAGCTTCTAATTCTTGAGCGAATCCACCTAAATATCTTTTATGTACGGCCTTAACCTTAGCATCAACTGACAATCTACCAGCCTTATAAACTCCCTGCACGCCAACTAGAACGGCTTGCATAGCTTTTCTTATTGTCAAACCTTCAGCAACAAACTCATCAATCTTTGTTTTTAATTCTTTTTGTTTTAAAATATTTATAGCAGCATTGCGCTTCTGTAGTTCACCTTCAATCTTGGCACGTATTTTTTGCGAAGAAAGTTCAGCTATAATGTTATCATTAAGATCTGAACCATCTTTTGACTTAATTTCTGCTGCTTTCCGCACTTCATCTAATAAATCACTAGCTGCCTTTTGTGAAAGCGTTTCAACGCCATCCACGTTTTTTGAAGCCTCAACTAATCTGCGTACGCAATCTCTCATTATCCCCTCGTCATACAGATTTTAGCGTTCAAAAGCACGTTATCAAATATAGCAGATTCTTTGTCAATATCAGCAAGTTTTTCTAGTGTTGCAATTTCTTCTGCGTTTAACAAGCCCTGCTCTTCCAGCTGCGCCAACTCTTCTTTCATGGTTTCAAATTCTTGTTCCATTCTTATCTGGTCTTCCATGTCACCTGCATCATCAAGGTATTTCTGTATATCCAGTGAATCAGTAGGGTTGTAGGCGGTCGAGTTATCAGGCTTGGCAAGGTCGTCTTGTAACTTCTTTATTGGGGCGTTGTTAGTTTGTATACGTGCGTCTGATTCTGCCTTTGCCCTTTTGTTTTCCAACCTTTGTAAATCTTCTGATACTTTGGGCTTTTTAGGTAAACGCACCATAGTTTCTTGACTAGTGAAATCTTTATTCTTGCCTTTATTCTCTACGAACCCTAAACTTTTATAGAATTTTGTTAATCTTGCCTTTGAACTCGCGCCAAAATCGGTTGATGGTGTTAAGAATATAGGTTTATCATTAGCATCGGCATAATCTATTATTTTACCCATTATTTCTGTCCCAACGCCACCACCCCTAGCCTCTTCTGGGACAATAATCTTAGAAACAGTTATATTAGCCTTACCATCGGACATGCTCATTTTCACGCTTGGATATTCCGCTTGTATTGATTCTAAGTTACTAACTGGCTTTATAACCACATCAGGCGCAACGCCCTCCTGCTCTCTTAATGCAGCAATTTTTTCCTCTATCCTCGGCAATTCCTGCCTAGCTTTTGCGCTAACTTCTGCGTTATCTAGCTGTCTTACTGCCGCAACATCAACATCTGCACCTTGAACCACTTGCGATAAAGCGGTATCAAACTCTTTTATCATTACAGGACGTTCTGCACGGGAAGCCTGTATTTCCTCTAATTTCTTTCCTCTAGCACGTAATTCTAAAGCTTTTGCACCACCACCTAATCCAGCACCCAAGACCGAACCTAAAGCAAGATTAAGCATAGAATCAGCCATAGTATAATCACCTTGGACTATTTTAGATGATTCTATATTTGATGGTTCAGTTATTGCCGCGCCGACAACACCTTCCGCCGCGCCCCTCGTAGCTGCTGCACGTACCGAATTAACGCCTATCATTCTACCAATAGAAGGCACTACCGCGCCAACACCACCAGTTACTAACGCCGCAGCAACACCGGAAACTAGATTTTTAGGCTCTGCCAGTCCAGACAAGAACCCAACGCCAAAGCCTGCAACGGTTTGTAGTTTAGAGGCTTTATCCATGATTAATTGGCGGTTGTCCCTATCGTCTTTAATTTCTGCTAATGTTTTTGCGGAGTATTCCGTCATAGTAGGATGAAAGGTTAAGCCCTCGCGATAATTTTCACTAGCCTTCCAATCTTCTTGTGTAATAGGGGCATTTCTTTTTTCGTCATCGCGAATGTTTTTCGCTCTTATATCTTGCGAGAAAGAACCTTCACCCTGAAACGTTTCTTGAACATAAGCGCCTATAGTTTCGCTAGTCGTGGGTTTAGCCTCGAACAAATTACTTGAGCGAGCAAAAGGTGATGTTACAGGCTCTTTTGTGCCGAAGTATGTTGAAAACTTCATTAATTACCTATGTCAAAAGAATCTATTGCGGCTTTATCCTGTACTTTTTTTAACCCAACTTCTCGCTGCTTAAGTATATCTTGGATATCCAAATAAATAACGCCCTTATCATCCTCAACTGGCAGGCCAATATCATTTAATAAATAATATCTTTGCTCATCGGAATGAAGCACTGGCCTTACCGTCCTTCTATTAAAATCATCTTCAAACTTTATTTTACTAAAGTCTGTTGTTGATATAGCTTCCTCAAGAGCAGGTTCGATTTTATTGGGCGTGGTTATGGGAGGCACTCTAAACTTTTTATTATTAACCTCACCAACAACTAACTTTTTATTAAGCCATGTGGTAGCCATATCAGAGGCTTCGTCTATAGAATACCCCTTTGATACAAAATAAGTTGCCATAGACGACATACTTTTCAACATGCCCGCAGTTTCCGCTTCGCCGTTAGGATTCTCGGACGCTAATATATCCAATGTAGGAATTATCCTATCGGATACTGATTCTTCTATTTTAGCCACCGTTATATCTTTTTGAGCAGTTGCTTTTTTAGTAATAATATCCCCATCTTTAGCCATTGCAAAAGAAGCGTCCATTAAACGCTTATCCTGAGTTGGATTCATCAGGGCTAATAATTTAACTTGCTGTGGAAGTTTAGCTTTTGCTAAATCGCTCATAGCAGTGTCAAAGTTATCTTCACCCACTTTCTGCTTAAGAGTTTCAACCCTACTAATAAATTGATCTGAGCTAGTCATGCCGGAAAAGTCATTTACTAATTTCTCCGCTTGTTGTTTTGGTATAACAGAAATATTACCTTCTCTTATGCCTAATTCTCTTTGCTTGTCTATAATTTCTTGCGGTGAATTAGCCCCCAAATCTACAGCCAATTGCGCTGGGTCTTCTAAAATTTGCCTTTGGCGTTTTACTCTTAAAGTTTCTACTTGTGCTTCTATATGTTTTATACCAGCATCCGCCTTATCTGTTAAAGTGGCAAATTTTTCATAACCTAAAGATGGTGCGTATTGTTCCGCAACTTTCTTACCTTCGTAAGGATTGCGCTCTATTGCACCACGAACATACGCTTCAGCAACACCAGCATTCATCTGATATTTATATTTTTCCATCTCATCAGGAGCTAAGACATCTTTCATACCATAAATTGTAGCATCAATATCGCCTTTCAGATCAGTTGGTTTTATGCCATGCTGATAAGCCATTAACTCCATATTCTTCTGAGATATATCGGCCTTATTTTTAAACATTTCTACGGTACGTTTCGTCTCGTAGTTTATATCGTTTTCATAATTCCTTAGATCCAACTTAGCAGTTGTTTGTTGAAAAGTTGTTCTTGCCTCCTCGCTTGGCAATTCCTGCATGTATAATTCATTACGCTTTTTGTATTCTTCCTCAGCTCTTTTAGCCATGCCCATCGGGTTAGATTCATTTTGCTTACGAAATTGTGTCTGAAAATCTAAATCTTCTTTTTGCTTCCTGATAATAACTTCATTTACCGCTGTAAGATCGTTGGCCTCTTTCATGCGTTGGGCTATTTGCGTGCCAACATCTAAAACTTGTGATGCAGCTTTTGCTTCCGCACCAGCCGCGCCAATCAAGCCCAGGTTAACGTTGTTAGGCGTTGCCCGCTCTAATATAAGACTATCTCTATATCCTGGTATCTGCATTATTTTACTAACCTTGAGAGTGAACTTGCTGTTCCTGTTATTCCTTGCAACATTGCCTGCCTGCCCGCTGCCTTAGCTGTCTGGGCTGTTCTTCTACCCTCAGCAAGCTGGGCTTCTGATTGCGCTTTGCCAGCCGCCTCAATCTCCGCTATATTCTCAGCACCAAGCCTTCTTGTTTCTTCCATTACTAAAAGAGGCGATCCTTCTAATGTAACGCCAGATTTAAGATAAGCGATTTGCTGCTGCCTTTGTGTTTTCTCTATATTCTTTTTTTCAGCGTCCACTGTTTTACTAGTTACGCGCTGTGTTTCTCTAGCGGCTGCTGCTGCGTCAGATTCCGCTAAAGCTGCCTGCTCTTTCCCGGCTTTCTGCCCTTCAATGCCTCCATAAATAGAAGCTCCCGCCCCCGCCAATGCTGCCGCTGCTATTAATGCCGTTGTTGCTGCCATCACAATACCTTTACTAAATTTGACATATTGGTTTCGTATTGTGGGTTATATCCACAATTTAATAATTTCTTGATTAACCCTTCATGTTGAATTGACGACATCATGATACTGAACCCATTTTCCTTAGCTACTTCTGATAATACTTTCACTAAAAACTCGATAGCACCTTGACGATTCTCTCTTTTAGAAGTTCTACTTGATATAAAATTTTCCGCCCAACATACGCAAGAGTCAGTTTTATATAGGAAAGCCGCTGCCACATCTTCACCCCCATTAGAAACAATTATTCCAATCTTAGGTAATAAAGCTGGTGGTAAAACTGCCCAATCCCAATCTATCCACCATTTACTAAGCGTTCCATAATCATCTACTGTATAATATCTATATTTCAATTAGATACACTCACATAAGGGATTATTAATTGTAAATTACACGGGTACGGCTGATCTTGGCTCACTATAACCCTTTTTTGCCTACTCCAGCCGCCGTCTCTATTATCCATAGTTTCATTACTGTATGTCTCTTTAATATCTCCGGTAAACATTTGAGGTGGCCTATCCATGTGCATAGCTGCCGTTCTCATCTCTATCTGGTTTAGATTATAATAATTTGTACCATATTTAGCGTATAATGTATCTAAAAATCTAAACCCTACTGCATATACATTCTTTCTTTTTGTTTGAGAAACGCCGTTAGTTCCCCCGCCCTCAAGGTCGTTTGTTTCTAAGAATCCTGTATAAGATAATCCTATATGCACAACGGAAGCTTGTCGATCAAGTGTAATTTCCCCATTTGTCACTGTGGCCATTGAATGTTGCCCGCCATCCGCTACAATAGACACCTCTTTTCCCTCTAGATGATATATATTCTCAAACGTGCCGGCAGTTAAAAACCATTCGCCAGCAGGAATAGCGGATGTGGAGTTAAAATCCTCTAAAATAGTACAAACAACAACGGTACTTGACGTATAGCCTGTAATTTCTGCGCGGCCAGTTTCAACACCAGTAACTGATTTTCTCCACAACTCCCTACCAACCATAGTAGCATCAAAGATTGCCCCACTTGCTGTAAAGTTAATAGAAGTTCCAGTTACTGCCGCTGGGGTTAATGTTACACTTGCATCTAATCCTAATTCATCGCCATAATAAGAAATAGCAGAATCTAAATGAATATATTGTTTTTGGTTTTCAAATAATAGATTGTGATACATATCTGCATCAGTTTCTTCATCATCCGTAATATAATCTTCTCTTCGTACAAAGTTAACCGGGTCTGGCGTGTATTCTATATAATAGTTATCTGTGCCATTTATATCACGCTTTACGCATTGCCAAAGCTGGCTATAATTTCCACTTCTCGGCATTGTTGCAATTGAAATAACTTCACCATCTGTTGTATGTCTGTGCCAACCGGATATTGATTCAGAGTCTTCAATTGTCATTCCAACTAAAACACCATTACTTTTAACTGCCCATGTAACGTTTGGCCTTCCCTCTTGGTATGTTATTTGGTTTATGCCCGAAGAAGTAATATGGTCAGCGATTGTGTTTCTATCTACTGGCCTATAAGCATTTGTCTGTAAATCATATTCAAAAGAGCGCATTATAAGCTTATTACTCTGCATGTACAAAATCTGCGATCCATTTGATACTGGCATTATATTTGCCACACCAAAAGAGTTTGTAGGTTTGATTGATATACTTGTAGGCGTAATAACATCATCTTGCCCGCCTGTTGCTTGGTATACATCGCCAAACCCGCCAATCGCAAGGAAGCTATTAGTACCAACCAACCATGATATTTTATTTGCTGCGCCTGCTATAGTATAAACAATTCCATCATTTACAGCTGTACCTGTTGTAAAATTGCCGAAATCAGCATCTTTAGAAAACCATAATGTGTTAGGTGAATTATTAGAGCCACCATAAACAAGTCTTTGCTCGTAGAACCCAACCGCGCCCGGCCTATTATCAGCCGTTAATGTTAACGCTGTGGGTGTATGATTAGCCATAGCCCAGCTAGTAGCAGAAGTATAAGTTAATGTCTGCGGGTTGTAAGATGGATGCGCTATGTACAAGACAGTACCGGCTTGTGCAAATTTTAACTGAAATAAATCAGCTGCCGCAAAAGGTGTTGTAACTTCTATAATTTCCTCTACAGTGCCGCCCGATACATAAGTCGTGTAGGCTGTGCTGTTAATGCCAGACAATTCAAACGTGTTAGCCCCTGTATTTACGTTAGCAACAACATATTCATTTCCATTTAATTCCGTCATCCCCACAACGCTATCAATATAGATCGGATCGCCATTTGCGAATGTATCAGAGCCGCTATAAGTAATTACACAAGGATTTGCTTTTGTTGCGCCAGTTATAGCTTGCGCCGTATTATGAACCCGGCCTTCATTACGATAGAATCTAAGTTTTAAATCTGTAAATTCTAATATAAAGGAAACAGCTTCAGTAAATTTAAATGTATACAAAAATGCAGCTGTATTTCCTTTAGTTTTTGCGGCATATACCGAGCCATTTCTATATTTAGCCATGCCAGCAACTTCTGTAATGAAGTTTTGCACCCTGCGGCCACCGTTATAGAAAGCCGCAAGATCATGTCTGCCATACATTTTTGGGCTAATTTCACCAGCAGAAAAATCTGGATATGACACATTTACATTGGTCATGAAAATAGAATCCTATGTGATACTTTTGCACTACCTTCCATTCTTGCTTGTCTGTTTTTACTACGCTGCACTCTTGTTGGCGGCCTTTCCTGCCCTGATATAGCCCTTGCCATTGCTCCTTGTTGTTTTTGTAAACCCTCGACCCTAGCTACATCTGAATTACTTTCAGTCATTTTAAATGCTACTGCCAGAGCTATGTCATAAGCAAGATACTGAATAAACATAGGGTCAAAATTCGTAACCGTTTCTATATCGTAAATGTATCGTATATATAAAATAGTGGCATCCGTTGAAAGTAATATAGATTTAACACCCTCATGTGATTCCACTTGAAAATCTGCTGTGTTATATTGTGTACCGTCACTATTCTCTACGGTTAATAATCTGATAAAATCATTTGGAAGCGAAAATGCTACTGTGTATCCAAACGCAGGCGCTACCGATGAAGCTGCTACCGTTGCTCTTTTGGCTGCAAAGTTCCAGGGATGCTCTCTTAATACTTTCTTTCTGCATTGATCGTACCAACGCTCGAAAAGTGATTCATTTGCAGTAGTTGGGTTATCTATATCTTGAATGGTCGAGCCACTCAATAAATCTGATGCAAGGTTACATATATCTGTTTTTGAGGTAACTGCCATAATTGCATTCTTTTTATAACGTTAGAAAGGGGAGTACTTAAAAGCACCCCCCACCCTATTAGCCTTGTATAAATTTAGCATAGATTGTTACTGTGCCAGCAGCTGAACCTATAGTATTCGCTGTTAAGCAAATATCATAAGAAGGATCAATCTCAGTTTGTGCTGATAATGTGCCTAATGTCTTACGAGCATCAGCAATATTAACGGCTGCCAAACCTAATTGATGGCCAGTTGCGCGCGTTAAAGCAGAAGCTAATGTCTGACCGTCCATAAGAACGTCCTTATCTACTACAGCACCAGCAACACCTACTTTATATAAACCCAAATCGAAATCTGTGCCGCTTGTGATAGCATCGCAAGTAATTGTAATTTCTACTGGAACATAACTAGAAGGTACACTTTTGAAGAAACGGAAAACACTTGTATCGTCATCCGCTGCCGCTAATTCTACAGTCTCTACTAGCTCTACTATATTATTTCCAGAAGTAACCATGCCACTTCCTTTCTTTCCTGCAGCTAAAGCCGTATCTGCATATTTATCTTGTACTGCCATTTTCTTAAACTCCTATAAATTAATTATGCCGCTGAACTAAATGGGGTCGCAGGATTCGAACCAGCAGGAACTCTTGCTTGTCCAAACACTGACCATTTATCAACACCTATGTCTATAAACTCAACTATATCGCCAATTTGTCCACCTGTTGTAGTGCCGTTAAAAGTCACAGTATCTGTGCCTCCAGCGGTTACTGTGAAGTAAGCAGTTTGCGCCGCTGCATCCACATCGAGTAGGTTAATTGAGCCATGATAAGAACAGTTTGTAGTATCGGCAGCAACAAAAGTTGTGCCGCTAGTGTTAACCTGCCCCATAATGAACATGTACTTTGCACCAGAGCCAGTTGCTTCAGGCAGTGTATATGCTGCCGCAGAACCAGAGCCAGTGATAATAAGTACGCGCCCCTCATGAGCAGCTTCTGTAATTGAAGCTGTTGCTGTTAGGGATACTTTTAATGGTAGCCCCTCCAGTACATCTAATCTTGATCTAACTGTATCGGTCATAATATACCTCCTATGCAGTTACTGTTACTTTCTGAACCAATGCGCCTTCAGTACGAACTGCACCAATCTCGAATACCACCTGAACCTGAGTAGTTTCGATAAGGTCAGTACGTTCCTGAATCTTGATTGACATTTCTTTAGAAATACCAAGGCAAATACCCCTTGAAGAAGCAGCAAGCAAGAAGCGCTGCGAGCTAACAACAGGTATAATCGGAGAAGGTACGGAAGCTGCAAAGTGTACTAGATCAAGGCCAGCTGCATTCATAATGCGGCCTTTCTCAACTGCAAATGCACGGTTAAAGTCAGAAGAAATAAGCTCTTCTTCCTGCATTAATGCGGTATGCTCGTCACCTGTAACAGTTAGGAATAGTTTCTCGTTCATATCAGTACCAACATCATTATCCATGAAGTTCTGATTGATTTCGAGAATCTTTTCATAAGTTAGGCCAGCCGTGGCATCAACAGTAACAACGCCATCAGTAGAGGCAGTTACAGTTGTTTCGAAATCACGGCCAGTAAGTACAGAAGAAAACGCGCAATTATATATTGTACGGTCATACTGTCTTAAAGCCGCTGCGGCTACCGCTTTGGCATACTGTGATTCTGGATTGATTAGAGCGCCACGAACGTCAGACGCATCAACCGGAAGGTTAACAACGAAACGTGAGCGTGTAATTTTGCGCCTATTATGTGTAATGTCGTCAAACGTTGCAGCAACATTACGGCCAGAAACTTCTCTTGCTTCTACACGGCCTAAACCGTCATAAGCAAATACATCACCAGTCATTTGTTTTAGCTGAACGTAAGGCTTAAGTCTTGAAGTTTGCTGTTGTGCTTCTTCATGCACCATATCAGAAAACTGTATAATCAGGGCTTTGTCAATTGAATCTACCATTGTAGAATCTCCTATGTTAAATGGATAAAATAAAGATTAAATTACTAATCGATACGGTATCCACCATAGGAGGCGGGCGTTATCTAGGGAGTTTCCCCATGCCAGACGGGTCTATAAAAAGAGTGTCCGTCTAGACTATGTTACTATATTATATACAAGCTTGCAACTATTTCTTATTGTAATGCCTATCAACTATTGCATCTAATTCTTTAATTCTAGCGTTAGTACTATCGTACACGCCACGGTTAGTGAAATCTCTTGCCTCTGGCGAGGTTCTTAACTTACTTAACTCGCGCCTTACTTCTTCTATACTTTGAGTGGTTGCCTGGCCACCAGTTGTGATAGTTCCTTCCGCACCATACTCTTTACGCACTTTGTTAATCTCGTCTTGCATACCTTTTATAGTCGATGCAACAGCCGCAAGTACTTTGGGTTGATCAGTTAATGCCTGGTAAGCCTCCTTTAATGATTGCGGAGTATATCTATTAACAGCTTCATTCATAGTAGACACTACACTGTCATAATTATCACCGAAATGCTCTTTACGTAGCGCATCAAACTCAGCATCAAGTGCTTTTTGTTGCTCCGCTGTTTGCTCTTTTGCTTTGCCCGCGCTTTCTAATTCCTTAGTAAGATATGCTTTATAAACTTTATCTGCTTGTTTTTGATTCAGACCTGCGGCATGAAGTATTTCACTGGCCATTTGTTTATAAGACGCGGTATCAAATCCCTCTGGCATTCCTTCGGGATCATTAAGAGTATATTCGGGCTTGTCCGGCCTGCCCGCTGCTTTATAGAAATTATCCCACTCAGCATCACTCGCATCATTTAATGGTATGCCAGCGGGTCTTTTGCCAATCATTTCTTGAAGATTAGCGGTAGTTTTCCATAAATCATCCGGGGATTTAATCTTTTCTACCCAGCCTTTATCAGCGTAAGCTTCTGGTATAGTAAAGCTACTTGATGGTTCGCTTGCTGGTTGACTTGCTGGTTGACTTGCTGGTTGACTTGCTGGCTGGCTTACTATGTCCGTCATCTGGTTTTCTCTTAAAGTTAAATTCAATCTCTTTTAGGTATTCAATCTTGATTAATTTTCTAAGGCCGCCATATATACCGCGCTGAGCCGCGTAGAATTGTGTTACTTGTGGGTTATCGGAAGCAACATAAGTGGCATCCCACTTACAGGAATCTTTAAGCATTGCAAAAACTATCTTACCTGCATCAGTTGCCGCTACTTCATTTAGAGCGGTTACAAATTTAGTCTGGTCTATTTCAATCATGCTTGTGCCATTGTTGCATCAATATTAGCGGCTTTCTCGCCAACTGTTGCCATTTGATCAGCCATTTGCAACATCTGCTGTTGTTGCGCTTGCTGTGCTTGCGCCTGCGCCATTGCCTCAACTTCATCATCCTGGCGAATAATTATCCCAGCTCCGCGTATGTTTGCAAGTTGCTTTAATGCCTCATGCGTATTAATTCTATTTGCTATAGATGGATCTATACCTGCTATCTGTCCAGCTACACCAAGAATATCAAGTACTCCCATGTATTCCTCAGCCTTGGAAGCGTTAGCAGCTTTAGTTTTGTAAGTTATCTTATAAACATCTTCACCATCATCTAACCTTTTCAAGATTGCATCAGGCAAATAACTTGGCTCTTTCCCCTGGGATATAATATCCTGCTCTTGGATAGAGCCTGGAATCACTCCAAATTCGCCGTCTCTCCACATTATAGCAATACTACGCTCTATAACCGGCGTGAATACTTCTGTGATTTGCCTTAAAAATAACCCCACTAATGAAGCCGCGCGAATCTGCTCACGGATTTGAGCCTCCCCAAACGTCATTTCATTTTGGTTGTTAAAGTCTAGAAGTCTATCAATATTAAAATGCTGTGATATAGTAGCTTTTAAGTCCTCAAGCCTTGCTAGCGCGTCAGTCAACGAGCCAACTGTGACAAGCGGGAATATAGGGCTAGAGCCGCCAACGTTATTAGAAGCGTTGAATATCGATACAGCGCCAGCAGATGTATCAATAAATCCACCGCCCAACATACCATCGTCAATAACACCTAAAGGCGGGTCAAGATTCTTTTCTGTGGCAACAATAATAGCTTCACGTAAAGCGTTCGCCTCTTTAATGTCGGGCAACGCTGCCATACCTGGACCACGTCCGTACTTCTCGTAATTTAATTTGCGGAATCTGCCAATTGGTATAGGGAATTCATGAAAGCCATCTTCTCTTAATGGAGTGCAAGAATCAAATTCAAGGTGAATTGATTCATAGGGCATAGCAAGCTTACCCTTCTCTGCTTTCTTTTCCTTTCTCTTTTGTATAGTGATAAGAATCTTTATCTTTTCTGGCTTGTTAGCTTCTACAGCTTTACGCACTCTCTCACTTACCTTATCTTCGCCATACTCTGCCACAACCCTTACGGCTTCCCATTCATAAAACAAGCATATCTTATCTACTCTGCCGTTCCTACCTTCATCAACGTATAATTCTTTAACGCCATAAGGCTTATATAATAATTTAGATTCATAGCCCTTCTCAACGCCAACACCGGATGTATTAAAAATAATCTGATCTAGCATATATTCGTCAAGTGCTAACATTAAATTAGCCTTTGGGTCATCCATTGCTCTGAATAATTTCTTTGATAAATTCTCGTAAAAGGCTGCCAGCTCGGTTGATTCTTCCATATCGTCAGGCGGTGTAACTTCAATTGCTTGCTTTGCAGTGCCAGGCCATAACATGCCAAGCATTGCCGATGCTGAATTATACGCGGCAAATGTGGCAGTAGAGTCGAATATAGTATCCGTAAGGAATTCCCCAGATGAAGGCTGACCTTGGAAGTTCTGCTTCATCTGGGAAACATATTCTCCAAGAACTTGAAACATAGTATCCCAATTGGAACGCTCTGCTTGCATAGTCTTGAAGTTATCTTTTAAATAAGCGTATTGCTTCATTACTTAGCACCTCGTAAGAATTTACGCCGTTGGCTTTCATCACCTTCACCTATTAGCATATCATTCAAGGCGGAGGCTCTAGCACTTTGCTGCGTATCTGCTAGGGTTTTTTCAGACGCACCTGCTGCAGCCTTCTTTTCTTCTGCGTTTTTCTTTGCTAATTCATCAGCTGCTATTTTATTAGCTGCAAGCGTTGAAGCTTTATCCGCCTCATAAGCATCTTTCATTTTTTTAGGCTGATCAATAAATTTCTTTTTTGCTAGAACTGTTCCTGCTAGTCCCGCTGCTGCCGTTGCTGCTGTTACTACCCCCATAAAACCCCCGAAGTTTTCTTTTAAGATAACATCTTAACGCCTACTATGCAACCGCTTTGTATTACTCTTGAACCTTTGCATTGTATGAAGTCCTTCTGATTTATTTACCGCTTGTGCTGTATTGTTATTACGCAGTTTCATTGGTATGCCAACAGCTAAGGCCAAGGCATCAGCGTAATCCGGCGAGCGTAAACCCCTAGCACGCATCTTTTCTTTACTTTCTAACGTCATCTTGTTAGAGCTTCCGAAGCTAAATTCAGGCGCTGATAATTCTGATACAAGCTCCGGGATATTTGGAATAGCACCACCACTTTCCAACCACTTTTTCATGCCATGCCATATTTCAGCGCGTTGGTTAGCATAATATGCGCTTGATGGAATGCCCCCAAAGTTTACTTCTGTACATTTATAACCTTGCGAGCGTACAAAATCAATTACACCCTCACCACGCCCAGCATCTATTCTAACGTAATCAGGCTCAAAACTTTTTATCTGAGATATAACAGCGTTGCCAAGGTCAATATTTGATATATCATTAAACACAATAGGTTGAAAAGCCTTTAAGCCTTGAACCGGAAATATAACACTCCTATCGTCGCCGTATCTTGCAACATCAACGCCTAAAACCTTTACGGCTCCACGCACGTTAGCATCGTTAATATTGCGCTGGCTAGCCGCAACAGCAATAGAAATAGGTATTAAGGTATTGCCGGTTGATGCATTAAAGTCACACAAGAATTCCTGGGCATATTGCTGCTCAGTCATTTCCCTACGTGCCGCCGCCAATTCATCGCTGGGAATTAAGCCTGTTTCATCGGCGCGGTATATCTTAGCGAACCAATCGCTTTCAATTAGTGCTTTTTGATATATTTCATAAAACAAGTCAATGCCTTTAGGCGTACCAATGAACACAGCCCAACCAAGGCGATCCGTTAGCGTTGGTCTAATAACTTCCCCCCATACATTCGGTCGCATGTCCGCGACCTCATCAAGCACAACGCCGTCAAGATATATTCCACGTAATGTATCGGGATTGTCACCGCCATACAGCCTGATTCTTGCGCCATTGGGCATATCAAGGCGCAATTCCGCCTCATTGTAAGTTAAGCCAGGTATCATGTGAGTGAATTGCTTGAAGTAATCCCATGCCACCTGCTTTGATTGTTTATAAAAGGGCGCGATGTATGCAAAGCGAGCCTCGGCTTTCTTGGTTGTAAGTGCAGCATGAATAAGGGTGTTGACAGCCCAATAAGTTTTACCGAAACGCCTATGGCAGACGACAACGCCGAAGCGTTTATGTAACATGCTTTGATGTAAATCTATCTGTAATTTGTGTGGTACGTATGGGTGTATTATTTGCTGGGTGGACATATTTTAGTTAAAGCTGGTTAGGTTTATCATTCGGCGCACCTGGTATTGCCGACACCACCTGAATCGAAGTTACTTGTCCTGAGTGATTACTATCAACACGCGCCAGTTTTGGTATTACAAACTCACTCATCTTGATACAAAGGTCTATTGCTTTATCAGGGTCAACTAAAGCAACCCTTTCAAGCCAACCAATCATATTAGGCGTGTTAAGCTCAAGTAAATTCCGATAAGCTTCTTTAATTTCTTGCGTTACCTTATTGGGAACGCCAGCTTTGCGTCCATTAGGATTGTTGGTTTTACCTTTTCCTACGCCACTAGAACTTGTTCCTACCATTTTGTAACACTTTGTTGTTTTCAGGGTTAATCCACAATACCTAGATTCGTTACATTATCTTTACTTTGCTTTCTATTCTCGGCAACCGCAATTGCTCTTTCTAAGGCTTTTAGCCTATAATCAGAGCGTTTGTAATTATCTAGATTCTCAGGTACACATCCAAGTTCAATTGCTTTAAGCATTGCCTTATCTAGATCGCTATGTTCAGCCTTTTCTTCTGTAGCGTTCATGCTTATAACTTGTAATGTCCTTACCTTTCTAAAGTCAGGATAGATTAAGTTTTTACCGTCTGTTTTCTTTTGCAGCCTGTCAGCTATCAATGCCTTACGAATAAGGGAGCGGGCTTTTGGGATCGTATCTACTGAACCATCAATTATAAATTCTTCTTCAAAAAATTCAAACCTTCTACCAGTTCCATCCCTACAAACCATTTCACCTTCTACTTTTACTAGATTATCCATGCAATTCCTATCATTGATTAACTACCAATGATATTACAACATGTTGCATATTTGTCAATATATATTAATCTTCGCCATAAAATGCTATAGCTCCAAGTCCACCCATTCCCATCCCTGCAAGAAAACATAAAATTAATAACATAACAAATACGCTCCACCTATTACGATTGCCAAAACTATCATTACTATACTCACCTCTATCAACACTTGTATCTTTTCTTCACGATGCATAATTATCCCCTAATAAATTGTTAAAACAATAGCCAACATAATAACCCAAACTATCTGAAATATCATAAATCCTTTAATTGCCTGATTTGTTTCATTTATTTTTTTCATATTCATTCCTTTAATTTGGTGGACGGCCTCTCCACCCGCTACGCAGTATCAAGAGGCCATCCATTGGTGAGGCGGCGGGTCTGCTATAGCACTTATAACGCTTAAACCTGCACTGCCCCATAGTAGTTATTCTTTTCTCAATAATTCACGTAACATTTTTATAAACCCGACCTCGACCTCGACCACGACCCCGACCCCGACCCCGACCTCGACCACGACCCCGACCACGACCCCGACCTTGACCTTGACCTCACCCCCGACCCCGACCCCGACCCCGACCTCGACCACGACCTTGACCCCGACCACGACCCCGACCCCGACTTGTCCCAACCAGCCCTTAATATTGTTTGATTCATACTACACCTATTTATTTTTGTTCTTTCGGAAGTTTGTGTGTCCATATTGTTGCATCAATTAAAGCGGAGCGACCAACAATAACATCATCAGTAAAAGGCTCGACTTCATTAAGCTTACCAGTTTTAAGTGCATCATAGAAACGCCCTGTATCAGCAACCCACGATGCGGAAGATAAAACCAATTCAGTTTCAAAAACCGATTCGAGTTTACCCAGCACAATCATAGTTACGGTTCTAATTAAATAACTTTCACCAATCTTAAATGGATTGCCTTTATTAGAACCGCCAAATAATCCAGCTAATTCTCTTGCTTCTTTTATTGTTAAATTATCAATAGTCATATTATACCCCTATTTTGTTAATTAGCTGTTTTAGTAATATTAAAATCTCATCTAACTTAGACTGAATCCCGTCCCTTGACTTTGCTTGTGCAACCCTATTAGTTGCTTTTCTTGCTGGTGTTGTCATGTTTATTTCCTTTTTCTACACAAGATTTGACTGGTAAATCATTATTATAATAAAACGCTATATCACCGCAGACTGATTCCTTTCCTAAAATAAAACCAGCATATAGCCCACTAAAAAATGCTCCAATAATTGTTAGAATTACTATACAGCATATTCCTTTTCTTAAAATCGCTTTCATGTTAATCACCTATTTTTGTTGTCTTGGACCCTTTATATATAACAAAATAGATTACGTCAACCATTTATTTCATCCAACCATATTTTATATAATTCACAAAACTAATTCCAACTTGTTTTCCTTGTAATCCTGCTTCCAATTCAGCATCTTGATACTCGTACAATTGCTTATATGTTGCATTCAACTCCAGTGCTTCGATCATACGGTCAATATTATAAAAACTATCACCAACAAAAAATACCGTTCCTGGTTCGTCATCAATCCACCAAGAATCGCAAGCATCATGATAATATTTCTTTACAAATACCTTTGCTATTTCCTCACATGCTTTACGGTAGTTAATTAATACTTTCATCCTTCCCCCTATCATCTAAATAAAATCCCACCACAGCCAAACAATCCAACTTATAAACGCAATGGCAAATCCAATAAAAACCCAAACATTAACTTTTGGATATATATTATCTACCGTTCCAAGTTCATGATTCAATTTCATTCCTATCATTACTCACCCCATTGTTTTAGCTGGTTGTAAAGCATATCTGGTAATCTATTTTCCGTAGGGATAGAGCCTTTTAAAAGTTCTGGCGGTATATTAGGATACATTGCAGGCAAAGCCCTACATAATGCTTTTAAAGCTGCTTCTGCTGCTTGGCTGGAATTGTATTCACGTTCGAAATCATCCCTCCATACATCGTTGATAACCCTAGCCATCACCTCTACTAACTCTTCTTTACTTTTCATAATTTCCTCTATTTGTTATTACTTTCATCCTGTCCCCCTAATTAATCTTGTTTACCTTTTTCCTGATCCCTATAACCATAAGATTCGCCTGACCAAAACCCATGCCATCAGCTACCATATCAGCTCTTACTTGATAAATAGCTTCTGCATGTGCAAGTTCTTCAGATATACCGCTTTCAGTTATTATACCTAGGCGTTCTATATAGTTATATTCATAATCTTCTAGGGTTTTCATTTACTTCCTACAGCTAGATATTAATTTTATAAATTATAATAAACTATCTTGTATTGCTTTTTTAGGTGGTTCTATTCCTTTGGAGGTGGGGGCAGTGGCATCCAGTATTTAGCATCAGCCTTTGTGTTTGAAAGCCGCTTCCAACATGGTCTTCTTGTCCATATATCCCACAAGCCGTGGTAAGATTCTTTATGTACATCACTCCATAAAATAAGCTTTGTGCCATCTTTTGGTGCAGTCTCTATCTTTTGCCATTCCATACTCATCTCCATTAGTTTGTTTGAATTTCATGATACACTTACCAATAATTTCAGGTATTTGTGGCACTACTGCGTTTCCTAGCGATTTAAGTCTGTCCACCCTTTGGGAAAACCCATCATCAGTTCGGCAAATAAGGGGTTCAGGTATATCTTGTCTTCCTCGCAAATCCTCAACCCTTCGGATGCTTTCGCACCACGAAAATTCTTTGAACCTATATAACGACTCCTGCCAGCTCCCTTCGTTTCGTTCGCTGTCACTGTGGGCCACATCAAGGGATTTACCCACTCTCTCAAATTTGCTGGTGCAGTTCTGCCCTTCCTGGTCGTGCTGAATTGACGCTCCTTTGCTTCCTGGCTCCTTGGCGGCAAGCTGTCCATCGTGTTTGGGGTTGGCAATAATCCAAATCCTATTTCTTTGGTGAGGAGCGGCAACCGCGCAAGCTGGTATAATAAACGTCCAGCAGGTGTAACCTTCACTTTCCAAATCATCGAGTACGGCGTCCAAACCGAGTTTAACATGTCCTTCAACATTTTCTGCAATGACCCATCTTGGTTTAGCATCTTTAATGATTCTGAACATTTCAGGCCATAAATGCCTTGCGTCTTTGCTTCCCTTTTGCTTTCCTGCAACTGAAAAGGGCTGGCAGGGATATCCACCACAAATAACGTCAATTGTTCCTGCATATTGCTTACCATCCAATTTAGTTATATCTTCGTGAATAGGCACGTCAGGCCAATGCTTCTTTAGTACCTTCTGGCAAAACTTATCAATCTCACAAAAAGCCACGGTTTCCATTCCCGCACGTTCAAGTCCTAAACTAAATCCTCCAATACCAGCAAACAAATCAAGAACTTTCATACCTTAAACCTAGCCGCTAACTGCGCACCTAAATGCCCAGCATTGCGCTCCTGCTCCCTTAACTCTTGCGGCTCTGATAGCTCTAGTATTTTGCGCAATCTACCCAAATAAAGCTGCCTTAAATGCATTTCCCTCGCCATTTTATCCCTTATCCTCCCAACCTGTGGGAAATATTGCATATGTGGGTCAAGGATGCATTCATCACACGCCTTGTTAAGCAAATCATAAGGGCAATCACTAAGCAGCCTGACATAATCGCTGATAAGCGACAATGCTTGCGTTTCGCTGTAGTTTCCT